TATAGACCCAGATAAACCCTGGCATTTACCTCCTATGAAAAAGAGTATGTTTAGTTTTATATACGATAAAGACGATAAACTATATATAGATGGTTATTTTAAACTGGAAAATATACATAAGCTTAATACTTTTTTCCTAAATTTAAATCTACCTAAATTACAAGAAACTAATAAAACTAAACATAAATTAAAAAATTACAGAGAATACTATAATACAAGTCAAGTAAAAGCTTTGTCAAAAATATGGGAGAAGGATTTAGATTATTTTAAATATACATTTTAATGAAAGTAGCAGTTATAATAAACGGTAGTGGTAAATATTTAGATTTAACCAGCAACTTATTTTCTGAATGGAATAATTTGTTTTCTGATGTTACTTTTAATTTTTATTTAGCAACATGGGAAGACGATATAGATTATTCTAAATATAAATGGGTTAAAAGCTTTGTTAGATTAAAAGAAGAAGATTGTCCCTATAATTTATCTAAACATCCACATAGAAGACATCAACCTCATTATTCTTACACGCTTTATAGAGCTAACAAACTTATAAAAGAAAAATACGATGCTGTAATTCAAACTAGATCAGATTTTTATATGTTTAAAGAAGTATTAAATTATTTTATTCAACTTTATAAAGAACAACAGGTTGGAAAAAATATTATTTATTCTTTCGCCGGCACTTCTCTTCATAACGGATACTTATGGACTGATGATATGTTTTTTTACGGTAGTCAAACTACTTTCAATACCTTTAGCGATATGTTTGAAGATATATTCATTAATAATATTTTTCCTGAAGAAAAAGTTATGATGCATATAATGCAAGCTGAATATTTAAATCATAGAAACATATATAACAGATCTATATGGCCAGTAGAACATCAAGGTTTACTAATAAGAGAACCTATGAGGTTTGATCCTGAAGGAACTCATACTGATGCAGGATGGCCTCTCAAACACCCTTCTCCTCACCAGTTTAAATTTATTTTAAATGAAACTAGCCCTAAATGGATGCTTACAGAAGGAAATGGATTAAAAGCTAGAGAGTTTTTTGAAACAACAGATAAGGAATGATTCTAATATCTCACAGAGGTAATATTAATGGACCAAATCCAAAAGAAGAGAACAAACCTTCTTACATAGCTGCAGCAATAGCTAAAGGTTATGATGTAGAAGTAGATTTTTGGTTTAAAGACGGTAGATTTATTTTAGGTCATGATGAACCTCAATATGAAATACCTCTAGACTTTATGGAATCATTTTATCGTAAACTTTGGATACATTGTAAAAATACTGCTGCATTATCTAAGTTAGTAGAAATAGATAGAATAGGGGCTTATTTAAATTACTTCTGGCACGAAGATGATAAAGTAGTTTTAACTTCACAAGGATATATGTGGACTAATCCTGGAACGTACATAGAAGGAGGAATAGCAGTACTACCAGAGATAAAAAAAGATAAATTAGAAGGTAGATTAGGAGTATGTTCAGATTATATTATAAATTATGAGTAAAGCAATTTTTATATCTGGCTATTTACATAACTTGTCCGATAATATTATACCGTTTCTTAATAAAAATACCGATTTATATGTTCATACCTGGCAAGGTAATGATAATGAAAGATGGATAAAAAAATTAGAAAGGTATAAAAAGTACTGTAGAAATTTTAGTTTAATGACTGAAAAGCCAAAGTTTGATAGAAAGAGAATATCTTACTTATATTCTACTTACGCTGCTTTTAAATTAGCTAAAAATTTAGATCAGTATAATTACTGTATAAAATTTAAACCAAACCTAGACGCAGAGGAAATACAGTATGCTCCAGATCCATCTTTCGATTTTAGGAAAGCTAAACTTCAATCTAGACCTTTATTAAGTGATTATACTTTTGAAGATTGTATATATGGAACTATACATTATAAAACTATAGATGAAAGAATGTTTACTGCTTATCCTAAGTCACTTAAAAAATTATTTCATAGGCCTTTTAAAAAATTCTATAAAGAAATAACTGAATTGGATGATAAACTATCTTTTATGATGGGTAGAGATTATGAAGGTAGTTTATTATGGACTCATTTATTTGAAGAAAATGGAGTACCAATAATACAAGATTTAAATTTAAAATTACCAAACAATAGACAATGGGTGTAAAAAGAGCAAAAAAACTTTCTGAAAAAGAATTAGAACAAGTTGAAATAATCAGAAAAAGATATGAACTTGTCGACCAAGAATACATTAATATAGGTAACTATAAATTAGAACAAACAAAAAAACTAATCAATAAAGTTATTAACCCTAATGCAAACAGTGAAGAATTGTTAGAATTAGGTAAAATAGATGTATTTATTGATAAGAAGAAAGAAGAACTTAGACGTTTTATTCTAGAAACTGAAGAGCAAAATAAGCTCTTAGGTTTACAACTTCAAAAAGAGTACGGGGAAGGAACAATCAATCCAGAGAAAGGTACTTTTATTCCTAAATAATTTTAGACTTTTAGTATCTATTTATATAAGAAGACAAATACTCTTTTGACAAGAGTTTTTCGATATTGACAATATATTTATAATTAGACTTAATAAAATTTAACCAAACATGGCAGAAACTATAATCTCCCCAGGTGTATTTCAAAGAGAAAATGACATCTCTTTTATCTCCCCAGCACCAGCAGAAGTAGGAGCTTGTTTAATAGGACCGGCAGTAAAAGGACCAGTTGAAATTCCTACTACTGTTACTTCATATAATGAGTATGTAAGAATATTCGGTGAGACTTTTACAACAGGATCTGAATCGCAAGAATTTTTAACTTCAATAGCTGCAAAAAATTACTTCTCTCAAGGAGGTAATACTCTTTTAGTTCAAAGAGTAGTAAGAAATGCAGCAGATTGGAACCCAGCAGATTCAACTCATATTTCAGCTTCAGCTAACGAAAGCGTTCAACCATTTACTTTACAGACATTAGGTAAAGGAGCAATATATAATAACGCTCAAGATGCTGCGGATGCTTTAGATAATACAGATTATCTTAACGGAGATGGATCTTTAAAATCAGGTTCAGCTGATAACTTAAGATGGGAAATTTCAAACATTAATAACTCTAAAGGTACATTTACTTTATCTGTCAGAAGAGGAGACGACAGCCACAAAAATAAAGTAGTACTTGAAACATTTAACAACTTAAGTCTAGACCCTAATAACCCTAATTATATTGAAGCTGCAATTGGTACTCAAGTTAAAGCTATTTCAGCTAATAAAGACAATATCACAGTTACAGGCGACTATGTAAACAGATCTAACTTCATTAGAGTTTCAGCTGTTAATAGTAGCCACCTTAATTATTTAGGTAACGACGGAATTCAAGTAGGAAATGATGGTACTTTAAGCTACTCAGCTTCTTTACCAATAGCTACTTCTGGATCATTCCACGACGGAGATGGAGCTAATGCTTATGACGGAATGAAGTTCTTCCAAAATATAAATTCTGATACTCAAGGATTATCAACAGGAGATTATTCAGGATCACTTACATTATTAAATAATGCAGATGATTTTAAATTCAACATTGTATCAGCACCAGGTATTATAGATCAGTATCATGGTTCTACAGTTGATCTTTTAATCGACTTAGCTGAAAATAGAGGAGACTGTATTGCTGTAGTAGACTTAAGAGGATATGGAGCAACAGTAGCAAACGTAACTGGTCAAGCAGATACATTAAATTCTTCTTATGCTGCATCATACTGGCCTTGGTTACAAACTCAATCTACTTTAGGTAGAAATGTATGGGCACCAGCTTCAGTATTTATTCCAGGAGTATATGCATTTACAGATGGAGCAAGCGCACCATGGTTTGCACCAGCTGGATTAGTAAGAGGAGGATTAGCTGGAGTAATTCAAGCAGAAAGAAGATTATCAAGAGCTCAAAGAGATACTTTATATGATTCTAAAGTTAACCCGATTGCTACATTCCCAGGAAGTGGAATAGCAGTATTCGGTCAGAAGACTTTACAAACTAAATCAGGAGCTTTAGACAGAGTAAACGTTAGAAGATTATTAATCGACTTAAAAGAGTTTATCGGAAACCAAGCTCAAAATTTAGTATTCGAGCAAAATACAGTAAATACAAGAAACAAATTCTTAGCAGCTGTTAATCCATATTTAGATTCAGTAGTACAAAGACAAGGTCTTTACGCTTTCAGAGTAGTAATGGATGATACAAACAATACAGCTGATGTAATAGATAGAAACCAATTAATCGGTCAAATCTTTATACAGCCAGCTAAAACTGCAGAATTTATTGTACTAGACTTCACAGTTGAACCAACAGGAGCAACTTTTGGAGCATAATTTAAAAAATAGATATTTATAATAAATAACAAAGTATAAAATGGCAGTATTAGATCCAAATGAAATAATGTTCCAGGCGTTTGAGCCGAAAGTACAGAATAGATTTGTACTTTTTATAGACGGTATTCCATCGTTTATGGTAAAGAACGTTGCAGCACCTAACTTTACAGACGAGATCGTTAAGTTAGACCATATCAACACATATAGAAAAATTAGAGGAAAGAGAGAATGGGGTGATATGGATATGACTTTATATGATCCGATTACACCATCTGGTGCACAAGCTGTAATGGAATGGGCAAGATTATCTTACGAATCAGTAACAGGTAGAGCTGGATATTCAGATTTCTATAAAAAAGATTTAACTTTAAATATCCTAGGACCTGTAGGAGATATCGTTGGAGAATGGATAATCAAAGGAGCATTCATTCAAACAGCAAACTTTGGACAATATGATTGGTCTGTAAGTGATCAAGTTGATCTTACTATGACAGTATCAATGGATTATTGTATCCTAAACTACTAATTATACTTTACATATATTTAAGAACCCGGCATTTAGTCGGGTTTTTTGTTTGCGGCAAAAAAAAATAATCGTATATTTATTATAAGACAAGTTATACTTAAATAAAATTTATGGATGCAAAATTCAATTTACCTACCGAAACGGTAGAATTACCTTCAAAAGGCCTTTTATATCCTGAAGATTCACCTTTATCTTCAGGTACTGTCGAAATGAAATACATGACAGCTAAAGAAGAAGATATTCTTACTAATAGTAATTATATTAGTAACGGTACAGTAATGGATAAATTACTTAGTTCTTTGATTATTGATAAAAATATTAAAACTCAAGATCTACTTATAGGAGATAAAAACGCTTTATTTATAGCATGTAGAATTTTATCTTATGGAAAAGATTATGATATAGCATATGGGGGAGAATACGTTAAAGTTGATTTATCTAAACTAGATCATAAGTTAGTAGATTACGATCTATATAAAGAAAGAAAAAACGAATTTGAGTTTCAATTACCTAACACAGATAATGTTGTAACTATAAAATGTTTAACATCAGCTGATGAAAAAGCAATCAATAGTGAAATAGAAGGTAATATGAAAATTTCTAAAGATAACAATACTTCTAGTAGTACTAGACTTAAACATCTTATTACCTCAGTTAATGGTTTAAGAGAAACTAAAGATATAAGACATTTTGTAGATAACTTCTTACTTGCTAAAGATGCAAGAGCTATTAGAAAATTTTACGATCAAATCAATCCTGATATAGATCTAACATATAAAGTTACTAATAGAAGTGGCGGAGAGGAGGTCGTCAATGTCCCAATAGGGATAGACTTTTTTTGGCCTGACGCCTGAGTATAGAACTGCTCTTTTTACTCAAATACATAATATAGTTTTTAACGGCAACGGAGGATATAGTTGGACGGAAGTTTATAATATGCCTATATGGCTTAGAAAATTTACTTTCAACAGCATAAAAGAGTACCACCAAAAGATATCTGAAGCTAGTAAAAAAGCTGCCCCTAAGAAAAAGCAATCGTTTGGACCTAACATTCAGCCTTCTTTTACTTCTAAGACGTCTAAAAAATAGACGCTTTCCTATTTATATCATATAGACTATAACTATGGCTGACCCATTGCAATTTAATAACAAGAAATTCGAAAAAGAATTTAAAGAATCTTTACGGGTAGTATCAGATGGAATATCTAGCTTAGGTTCCCAATTAAACGAAGCTATTACTAAAGGGGTTAGAGATACAACAGAAAAAGCTGATAAAGACGTATTAGGAAAATTAAGAAGGAGTATAAGAGGATCTTTTAAGTCCATAGAAGACTCAGTTGATAATTTAGTAGTTAAGCAAGAACAAATTAAAAGAGGAGAACTTTCTTATAATCAAGTAGTAAAAAATGCTAATAAGTTAAGAGATAAAGTTACCTTATTAGAAGCTAAACGTAATAAATTACTTGCTTTGGGTGCAGATCTTAACCAAAGGCAAGCAGCTGATTTAGAAGGGTATAAAGAGCAACTAGAAGATACCTTACAAACTCAAGAAAAATTTTCTCAATCTATAGAACAAAGAGCTGGGGCATTAGGAGAAATATTTACAAGACTCAGTAACTTACCTTTTGTTGGTGAACTAATAAATGGTCAAGAGGCTACTGAAAAAATGAGGGAATCATTAGCTCAAGGAGATGGAGCAATGAAAGCTTTCGGTAAAGGAGCTGCGGCAGCATTTAAAAATATAGAAAAAGCAACTGTAATATTAGCTGTAGTAGGTGCATTAAAGAAAGTTTTTGATTTTATAGTATCCTCAGCTTTTAGAGCTGATGAACTTACCTCTGCAGTGGCTAAAAACTTAGGGGTATCTAAAGACAGCGCAGAAGCTCTACGAAAAAATATGCAAAGAGCAAATGATGTTTTTGCATCCACTGCTTATATTACAGAAGACCTTATTCAAGCTCAACAAGAATTAGTAAATTTACAAGGAGCATTAACTTTAGGTACTGAAGAGCAAATAGAAGGGCAAGCATTTTTAACTAAATTTATTGGCCTTCAAGGAGAAAATGCGGCTTTTGTTAACACAATGCTAGCTAATCAAGGTAAAAACGCTAAAGAAGTCTTTGATAATATAAATGCAGCAACAGTTGAACAAGCTAAACAGAACGGATTCCATGTAACAGCATCTGAAATAATGCGAGAGATTGGAGATACGTCTGCCGATATATTAGCAAACTTTGGATTTAATACCGACGAGATAGCTAATGCAGTATTACAAACAAGAAGATTTGGTGTTACCTTAACTCAAGCTAAAAATATAGCAGGAGGATTATTAGACTTTGAATCTTCTATTGCTTCAGAACTTGAAGCTGAAATACTTTTAGGTAAACAATTTAATTTTGAAAGAGCAAGAGCATTAGCCGCTACCGGAGATATAGCTGGTGCTACAGCAGAAGTATTAGCTCAAACTGAAAATTTAACTGACGAACAGCTTAAAAGCCCTATTATACAAGAAGCTATCGCAAAAGCAACAGGTCAGAGTGCTGAAGAATTTGCAAAAGCTCGGCAAATTTCAAAGAATTTAAATAAAAATCAAAAGGAATATAATGAGCTTTTAAAAAGAGGAGGTGAAATTGGTTTAGCAAATGCAGTTGAATCTTTAGCTCTTAAAGGAGCAACCGTAGCAGAAATTGAAAAAACTTTAACTGCTCAAGAACAATTTAATAATGCTATAACTAATGCAAAAGATCAATTTGCCGACCTAGTAGGATCAGGTTTTCTTACTCAGTTAACCGATCTTTTACCTGGATTATTAAAATTTCTTGGCAACTTTACAGGTACTAGGTATCAGCAAGTAGATGTAGAAGAACTTGAACAAAAGATTAGAGCAAAAGGAATAGAGCAAAAAAAGACTGAAAGTGAAATACAAGAAGCTGTAAACAAAGCTAGGCAAGAATATTTTGAACAACAATCTAAATTAAGACAAGAAGGAGCTGGAAGAGTATTAAAAAAACGAGTAGGTAATCAAGCTATTAATCAACTTTCAGGCGATGCATTTAATGTAAACGACTTTACCATAAGAGCTAATCCAAAAGATACATTAGTAATGGCCGGAGGTACTAGGTTTGGAGAAGAGACTAACTCTTTACTCAAACAGTTAATCTCTACTGTTAATAAAAAAGCAATAATAGATATAGATGAACAGGCATTTATTTCTAACGCTATAACATACTCAACTAAATAACTATTTATATTAAAATAATCATGGGAATATTAAACGATCAATTACCAAAATCAATTCTAGGACTTAAAGGAAATACACCTGCAAAAAGAGCCGGAGCGTTAAATACTTCTAAACTACATAATCTAAACTCATTAGAGACTAGTAATTTAGACTTAGATGCTAAGACGCCAGCTAAATATGTAGATAATAAACCTGAATAGTGCCGATATTAAAGAATTACATAGAAGGAACACAATTAAACCAGTTAAGGTATAGTAGCTATAACTCGGGCCGAGGTCCTATTATACAAAAGAAAATACCCACCGGTATATCTGAAAGAGGAAATGAGTTTACTCAAGCCGGTAAAAGAGCAGATGATCTAGCAAGGATTACAGCTCTTATGACTAGACCTGAAGGACTTAGATACCTATCTAATGAAAAAGGATTAAGTCAGGTTAGAATAAAAGGACAAGCACAGTCACAAGGTAAACAGACTCTATTAGGTAGATTAGTAGGAGGATCTCTTAATACTGCTAAGGTATTAGGATCTACTTTATTACAGGTACCATTAAACGGAACTGGTACACATTTTGTGAAAGGATTTGGAGAAAGAGCAGGATACTTAAAAAGATCGTATGCCGGAATAGTAAAAGAAGGTGGATCAGTAGGAGATGAAAGAGATTTAGGAAGAAATGTAGGATCTCAATATCCTCAGTTTACCCCTGGTGATACTAAAACTCAACAATTTTCGGATAATAATTTTGCAGCAGGAAAATCTAATCCAAACGATCCTGAAAACTTAGAAAATAGAATAGGGCTAGGACATATATCAAGTAAAACTTTAGAGGAAAGAAAAAATCCTTACGAAAAGAAGGTTGATATTAATAAAATAGATAAGAAAAACTTTCTTAGTCCAACACGAAGTAAAGGTATACAGGGAGTAGATGAAGAAGGTAACCCAGCTGTAGCTAGAGACATTATAAAGTTTAGATTTGAAGTAGTGGACGCTGGGGATGTAGTAAAAAATGTAGATAATGTAAATTTATATTTTAGAGCTTTCGTAGATGATTTTTCAGACAGTTATAGCTCAGAATGGAATGAGTTTCAATATTTAGGTAGAGGTGAAAAGTTTTTTAATTATATGGGCTTTGATAGAAATATTACTGTAAGCTTTAAATCAGCAGTAATGACTAGACATGAGTTAAAACCTATGTATAGAAAATTAAATTACTTAGCTTCTTCACTTGCACCTACTTACGGAGAAAACGGATTTATGAGAGGTACTTTAGTTAAATTTACTTTAGGAAGTTACTTTTATGAAATACCAGGTTTTATTCAGAGTTTAGATTTTTCTTGGAATAATACATATCCATTCGAAATAGCTATGAAAAGCCCAGAAGTTGGAAGTGGGGATAGAACAGTAGATAGCGATGTTCAAGAGCTACCAATGGTATTAGATGCCTCTTTAACATTTAGACCTATTCATAGATTTACTCCTCAAACCGGATATTATCACTACACTACTAATCCTTTTACATTCGAGAATCAAAAACCTTTCTTTGAAGAAGGTCAACAAATATAAGAATGAATAGATATAAAGACATAGATAGATTTAGAAATAATTCTGGTAAAAGATATGTTACTAATGCAGTATATCCAACGATACCGGAAACTGAAAATGATATTTATGTTATAGCATCAGCAGGTGATAGATACGATAAATTAGCTTTACAGTTTTATGGTGATTCAACTTTATGGTGGATTATTGCTTCATCTAATAATCACCAAAGAGCTACTCTTAATCCAACACCAGGAGAACAACTTAGAATACCAGCTGATAAAGCTTTAGCAATACAGTTATACGAAGAAATAAACTCATCTAGATAATGTCGTTAGGGTGGTCAAAAAATTCAAATATATACAGTAACTTTCAAGACGGTGTACAAAAACAGCTTGATGAAAGAAAGCGTATTGTATCTAAAAAAACCGGAAGAACTGATCTAGACCTTACTTATCTTAATAGCACAACCGGATGGGTAAAATTATCCTCAGGAGTAGATCAATTAAAAGTAGGAAAAGACGGAAAAGAAATTAGATCTAATCTTGATGCTAGAGAGAACGTCTTATTCGGAGGATCTTTCAACGATAGTACTAAAAAAGTAAGATCAGGTTTAGATACATCAGGAAAAAATAAAAAAAGCTCATATGGTTTTTCTGAGCAGTATGGGTTTAGGCCTATGGCAGGTATAACTGCTGCACAAATTAAAACTCAAGGTACTTTCGGTGCTATAAAAAGAGCAACAATTGAATTTCAAGTTAATAGTTTAGAAGATTTAGAAAAGTTTGAAAAACTTTATATGCTACCAGGTTATTCAGTACTACTAGAATGGGGACATTCTATGATATTAGGAAATGATGGTAAGATTGATACTTTAATAAAAACTTACGATAGATGGTTTGTTAATCTACCTTCGCATGATGAAGAAAACGAGTCTCATAGAACTGCTGTTATGTTAGGAGAACTAGAAGCGCTACGTAGAAATCAAGATTTTAACTATGATGTGCTTTTAGGTAAAGTTACTAACTATGTTTGGAGTCTTAACCCTGAAGGAACTTATTCTTGTCAGGTAGATATTACAGGATATGGAGAACTAGCAGAATCTTTATCAGCTTTATTTAGTCCTAAAAGAAATAAAACTGAAGAAGAGCTTAAGTCGGGAAAATTTAATAAATTTGGAATATATTTAGAAACTATATTAGATTTTATTCCTACTTTTGCTTTACCGAAAACTGTGGAAGATGTACCGGTTACAAATTTTATTATAGAATCAGGAAAAACAAGCGGGATTTTTTCAGCAACTACTTTAGATGAATTGCAGAAAACTATCGGTAATTATGTTATACTAAATTTAAGTAATTCAAAAAATATAGACGGAGGTACTGATGCCAGTATATCTAAATATATTGCTCTTGGCAGATTACTTCATCTAATAAATGAAAGTTTTATGCCTAAAGAAGATAATAAGAAATGGATAAAGTTTTATGTAGGAAAACATAACCCGTCTGAAAGGATGCCTTTTGGAGGTGCTGGAGCATTTTTAGATCAAAGACAAGGAGTATCTGAGTATGAAAATATTTCTCCTTTTAATACTTTTGACGATCATATATCAGCTAATATGGATGTATGTTTTTTACCTAAACTTAAAAATGAAGAAAGAAAAATAAGATTATATTTTGCCGAACAAGATGAAGTTACAAATAAACGTACAGGTATACTAAGAGGAGATACTAATGATATTCTTAATATAGCAGTAAACGTAAATTATGTTAATCAACTTTTTGACGAATATATTAAAAAACCAAATAATGAAGATATAAATATTTACGATTTAGTTAAAGACCTTCTATCAGCAATAGCAAAAAGTTTAGGAAATATAAATAATTTTAGCTTAGAGGCAAGAGATCAAATCTATTATATTAACGATAGAGGTGTTACTCCACCAAAAAGTGATATAGATTATACTTTAGACTTGTTTGGGATCAAAGGACTTACAACAAATGTATCTCTACAGAGTTCTATACCTTCTTCTTTATCAACATTAATAGCTATTGGTGCTTCAGCAGCAGGTAATACTTTAAATGAAAATATATTTAATTTTCAATCTTTTTATAGAGACTTTAAAGATAGAATTATACCTACTAGAGATACAGGAGCTGGAAATGAAGAACAATCGGAAACCGACAGAGCTAACGATGCAGCTAGAATTGTAGGAAGATATATAAGATCTGTAAATTCTAAATTTACTATTTCTAATATTTCTACTCATGATTTAATACCAGCTCATCAAACATTAACTAACCTTTTGTTTAAAAAGTCATTATTAGAAGCTGATTCAAATGCTCCCGGAGTTATACCAATACAACTTTCATTTGAAATGAAAGGTATCTCAGGTTTAAGAATTACTGACGTATTTAATGTTGCTCCTGGGTTATTACCTTCTAGATATAAAAATAATATAAGTTTTACTATAACTGGAATAGATAATCAAATAGTAAGCAACCAATGGACAACAACAGTATCTGCTTTAATGATGAGTACTACTCCAATGAAAGAAGTGTATGTAGGAGATGAAATAAATATAGATACAATACAAGAAGCTCTTGAGGAAGTATACCCAGACGAAATATTGCAAGAAGGTTTTCCTAATGCTACTAGAGTAAGAGAACATATAGCAACAACTAACGGATTGTTTGAAGAAAAAGGAACTGAACTTACATCCTCTGGTAGAGATATAACTTCTAATGCTGCTACTTTAGCTATAGCATTAATGAATAATATTAAAAAAGAACGTAATAAACTAGACGATGGTTTTAGTACTAGAAATTCAACCGCTCGTTCTTTAAAATTTAGATGGACAGGAGGAAACGATTCTTTCCATGTATTCAACCCTGATCCGCCGAAAAGTACTAAACATAGAACAGGCCAAGGATTAGATTTAGCTATTCAACAAACTTATACAGCCAAACAGTTAAACCTTGCTACTGATATAGTAACAAAAGCTAGTTTAACTTCTAAATCAAGAATTAATCATTCGTTTAAAGACGAATATAAAGATGCTTCAGGACACGCTACAGGAGGACATTGGCATTTTGGAGTAGGATCAGGAGGGTCTGATTTTACTAATACCGAAGAACCTTTAGAGACTAAGGAAGTAAGTTTAGATGAACTTTCTTCTAATGCTACAAATATAGGATTTCAATAACTATGTACTTACCAAAATCAAAATATTTAGTTAAACATACCAAAGGAGGAGATTTTCTTAACCCTGATGGAAGTTCTTATATTGGACCTTATATAGAGACTTATAAAGGAAATGTATATAAAGGAAGAGAGTTTACCTCTAATTCAGTTAAATTAGTAGATATTAGAGCTAAAGACGAATTCGTAGGATCAGCAAAATTTAAAAATGATAGAATTACTCCAACTGAAAAAGATTACAAAAAAGGAGTCTTTAATAGATATTTTATACAAGATAAAAGAAATAATAAAATAATCGAGGTAAGTCAGAAAAATTTTACTAAATTAAATTTAGAACTTTATACTGCCGGAGCAGTAGTAGAATGGACTTTAAAAGGACCTGCTGAAAATATCAATAAAGGTCCTTATATTTACTTCGGTGCAGAAGCTAAAAATAAAGAAGCAATCTTAGAAGCTGAAAAAACTATTAAACAGCTTTCAAGTTTTGTTTTGAATAATAGAAAGTTTGTAGTTTAAGATTTTTATCTTATCTTACTTAAAAGGTTATATATGTTTTATATTATTGAGACTGATACTCAATTAGAAAGGTTACAGAGCTTTGGTAGATTAGGAGGATATGTTGATATTATTCCTACAAATTATTTTTACCACCCTAAACTTACTTCTACTGTAGCCGTATATATAAGACCTACCAATTCCAAGCATGGATTCATAGTTCCGATAGATCACGATGAAGGACTTAACG